CACGAGCACGGTGTGTGGCGGCGAGCACCTGTGGAAGGTATGCGCCGGTTTCAGTCGGTTTGGCAAGCACCGAGGAAACGAGACATGGAAAGTCGTCGACACCGATGAGCTAATGAAGTCGTGTAAACCGGATGGTGTCATTCCGCCAATTGATCGCGCCGTCATTCCGGTATGCGAAGTTCAGTTCTCAAAACGAGAACACGACATTCACCCGTACTTGCTTGGATGCTTGATTGGTGACGGCGGCATGTCGCAGAATACCGTCATGATAACGACAGCAGACGATGAGATACTCAGATCGGTAGAATCGCTAATGCCAAGCGATTGCTCTATTTTCAATGCTAGAAAGATCAACTACCGAATCAGGGGCATGGTTCCGTACATGCGAAAGCTAGGACTGATGGGCAAACGATCGTACGAGAAGCACATCCCGGAAGAGTATCTGTACGACTCGTTCGAGAATAGGCTGTTGCTTCTTCGCGGTTTAATGGACACCGATGGCACTGTCGGAAGAAGGTCGGATAAAAGCGGAATATCCACGTTCACGACGACATCGCCGCAGCTAGCCAAGGACGTTGAGTTCCTGGTTCGATCTCTCGGAGGCAAGTGTAAGACTCGCTGGCGAGTTACTAAGTACACCCATAAGGGTATCAAGAAAGAGGGCCGACCGAGCACTGTGATGGCAGTGCGAATGCCGCATCACTGCCCGTTTAGCCTGAAGCGAAAGTGCGACCTGTGGAAAGCCGCAGAGTCTACCACGAACCACCGCGTTATTCACTCGATTACACCAGATGTGGTTGGTGACTGTACGTGCATTAGCGTTGACTCTCCTGACAGCACGTACGTCACGCGAGACTTCATCGTAACCCACAACACTGTCCACGCTGTAGCGGAGCTTGCCCGCATCTGTCGCGGCATGGACCCGTTCAATAAGCTGCCGAAAGAGAACCTAAAGGTAGTGTCAGTTGCCCGCGACGAAGATCAGATTGGCCGAGTCATCTGGAGCAAGCTGTGCGTCCCAGGCGCGTTCGAGGTTATTCGAGATGAGCTAACTGGCGCTTGGCGTTCAGTGCGCCCTGATCCAAATAATCCAAAGGAGACATGCCCGCTTGACTTGGCAAGAAAAGCTGAGTGGATGCCAGCCCCTCCGCTGCTGCCTGCACTCTCGATTGACTCGATAAGCTACAAGAGCAAGGCCGAGGCAATCCCGAGTTTTGTGCAGCTAACCAACGGTACGGAGATTCTGTTTTGCACATCGAATGGCAGACCGAAGAACGGCATTCAATTGCACCTCGCGCACTTCGACGAGGAAATTGAGAACAAGATGTGGTTTGAGGAGACGCTCCCTCGTCTCTTGCGATTCAACGGAATTTTCATGTGGTCTGCTACGCCGCAAGCATCGACGCCTCAGTTCTACGAGCTACACAAGCGTGTGCTGGCTGGCGAGGAAGGGATCAGCGAATACACACTCTTGATCGATGACAACCCGTACATTCCAAGAGCCGCCAAGGACGCTTTGTTCCGAGACTATCAGGCGCTCGGCGATGACGTTCTGCAGGTCCGCTGGTACGGCAAGTACGCGATCCAAGGCCGGGCTGTGTATCCGACGTTCTCTCGCACGACTCACGGAACACACGCATTCGAGCCGCCCGATGACTGGATGCGAGTCATGGTCGTTGACCCCGGCTCTCAGTATGCAGCCGCCATCTTCGGGGCTGTGCCGCCGTCGTGCGATGCCCTGCACGTTTACGCTGAGGTCGAGTGCCGTAACGAGGACGCTGCACAGCTAGCTCGCCGGTGTGCGGAGATATGCAAGGGTCATCGATTCGAGGCGTTCGTCATCGACAAGCAGGCCGGTGGCCAGAAGTCTATGGGCCGGGCAAACCGAGTGTGCGACCACTATACCGAGTGTTTCGAGGCGGCTGGAATTAGACCGTCTCGCCTGATGGGGCACGGCTGGGTCTGGGGATGCAATGTCCCCGCCAGCCGCGAGCTATCAGTTAAACGCATGATGAACACTGGCAAGCTCAAGTTCCACGCCGAGCGTGTGCCCAAGACATGCGATCAGATCACGGCGCGATACTACGACAAGCGAAACACCACTCGCCGCGAGAGCCGCACAGTCCACGACTTGTGCGATTGCCTAGAGTACCTGTGCGCTTTCTTCGACGAAGGTGGCTTGTATTACATCGCACCGCCGTCGTCGACCGTGGCCCTGACGCCACAGGACATGAAAATCTTCAAGGAGTTCGAGAAGCGGAAGAAAGTCCGCATGTCCACGAGGTGGCTTAATACTGACGATAGTTGATGATATAACTAAGCATTCCACATTCCACGGAGACTCCACGCAATGTCAGACTTTACGAATCTTAAGGGCGCAACCGTTGATTACTCACCGCATCCAGGCTATGGCACGTACTTCCCTGCGTTGGTCGTGCATGCAGGCGATGAAACTCTGGAGTGTCTGGTGTGGAACTGGGACGGCGCTAGCATCAAGGCTACGCCTCGCTCTGGTGTACGCCACGAAGCGGACGAAAAACTAAAAGACCCGGTGTTTTTGAACAACCTGATCGCCGATGGCGAGGGTGGAGTTTTCCGGATTCCGCTCAAGGATCAAGACATCGAGGCACGGCTTGCGGCACTTGAGGCTGCGATTGGCTCGCAGACGCTGGCACCGAAGGGTGTCAAGGTCGACACTGGCTGGCGTGACGCCGAGGCCCGTGGCGAGAAGCTGACTCCGGCGCAGAAGGCAGACAAAGCACTTAGCAGCTAGGTAACAGATGTCAACGACTCTAATCAACATTACGAAGCGTTGGGTGGAGTTGCTGAAGGTTGCTGGCAAGCACAAGTACGACAAGTTTGGTCGTGCCGCTGAAGACGCCATGCGATTCTACAGCGACGACCACGCCTTCATGTTTGATGAGTCGTACTCTGCGGGCTCGCGCGGGCTGCGGGTTAAGTTCCAAGGCGACTCTGGCGTGGGCTTTAAGGCCACCGCCAACCTAGTCTCGAACATGGTGGAGATTTTCCTGCCGGTCTTGTACCACAGGAATCCGAACCGTGTGGTCAACGCCCGCCGCCCGAATCTGCCAAAGGCACTGTTAGCCAAGTATCAGTACGCAAGGATGCTTGAGCAGTTCAGTGCGTACGCGCAGCAGTCGGGCATGGACCCGCAGATGATGGCGCAAATGATCCCGCCGCCAAGCATCGACCAGCAGGATTCGCCGAAGGAGATGGAGGACGAGATTCGCGCTCGACTGATCGAGTGGGTCTTGAACTACTCGCCCGGCGAAGTGAACCTGCGGGAAGGCGCACGCGCTGCGGTTTGCGAGGCGTTGATTAAGGGCATGGGCTGCCTGTGGTGTGAGCTATTTGGCGAAGGCAATAGCAAGGTAAGCGGCCTCGGTTTCACATCCATCGATCATATCTTGATCGACCCTGACGCCGAGAACCTGAACGATGCCAAGTGGATCGCCCGTCGCCGAGAACGCCCTGTGCATGAAGTTGAGGACGAGTTCGGCTACAAGCGAGGCGACCTGAAAGCTCAGAAGTTCTCACAAAGCTCAGACGCAGACGCGAGCAACCGAGAGGACTTGTTTGTTGCCAAGCACAAGAGCACGGACACGATTGTGTATTATGAAATCTATTCGCGTATGGGGGTTGGCCACCGTGTCAAGGCATCGCTACAGAATCAGGATGTGGAGAAAGAGAACGAAGCCCTCGATAAGTTCGGTTCAAACGTATTCCTTGCGGTATCGCCGGATCATGAGTATCCGCTGAACCTGCCAGAGTCGGTTGTGAACAACCCAGAGGCTGATGTCACTGACGAAGTGATTCGCCGCATGGAGTGGGCAGCGCCGTTCCACCAGAACACATCGAATCCGTGGCCGTGTGTGTTGCTCGGGTTCCATCCTGTCCCGCGTTCACCGTGGGCTATGGCTCACATCACGCCAGCGATGGGATACCAGAAGTGTATCAACTGGATTCTGTCGTTTATCATGACGCGAATTCGCATCACGAGCCGACAGTTCATCGTAGTGCCGAGAAACCTTGAGGAGGAGATCAAGAACCGCATCCTACACGGTGGAGACCTTGAGCTACTTGAGATCGAGAATAGTCACCCAGGCACGGTGAATCAGCTTGCCGACTTCCTGAAGATGCCAGAGGTCAACGGCGAGTTGTGGAACCTACTTGGCGTTCTCAAGCGAGAGTTCGAGGACGCCACTGGCGTGACCGAACTTAACATGAGCGGTCGCACGAACTTCCAGATGCGGTCTGCCGCCGAGGCTACGGTACGACGAGAGATGCTCAGTGTGCGGCCAGAGGACATGGCAAACATCGTCGATGACTGGATGAGCGCAGGCGCTAAGCTCGAAGCAATCATGGATCGCTACCTGCTGGCAGCCGAAGATGTCGCCCCGGTGTTTGGCGAGCCTGTGCCACAGATGATCGACATGGGCGGCGGCATGATGGTCCCAGGTGCGATGGGTCCGTACACGCAACTGTGGATGGAGCTAGTGTCGACCGACGACATTGACAAGATCACATCGGAGATGGAATACCGCGTTGAGTCAGGTTCGGCCCGTAAGCCAAACCGAGACCAGCAGGTGCAGGACATGGAGAAGTGGACGCAGATTCTATTGCCAGCCTACATCGGGCTGTGGCAGCAGACAGGCGACCCGACTGCCATGAACAACTTCATCTCAATGGCTGGCGAGGCCAGCACT